GCGCGTGGCCGCGTCGGAACGGTCCTCGGCCGGCTGGAACGGGTTGACCGCGTTGGCGCGCGAGGCGTCGAGCGGCCGCCCGAGCACGTCCGTGCGCTCCGGCAGTTTCGAGGCGGCGCCGGGGATCTTCGATTGCATGGAGTCCACGATGGACTCGCGCGTCTCGCGGCGCGTCGGGTCTGCGATCTGCGCAGCAGTGCCGACGACGGCGGGGATGAGCGAGGACGCGGATTGCCGGGCCAAGGTCCCGAGACTGCGGTTCGGATCCTTCAGCGCGTCGAGCGTGGAACTGACGCCCGATACCATCGGCTGGTCCAGGACGGTGCGGGTCGCCAGGCCCGCCATGCGTCCCGCAGTCTCGCCGGGCGAGGGCTTTGTCTTGCGGACTTCCGCCTCTTCCGCCATGGACGCGCCAAGCACAAAGAGGTTGCCGCCCGGAGCGAGTGCGGAAACCTGTTGCCACTTGCCGTTGATCTTGATGCTGCCGGGCTGCTGGCCCGCTGCTTCTTCGACGCCGCTCATGGATTCCTTGCCAGCTTTTACGCCGGTGGCCCATCCCTTCTCCCGGGCGTAGTAGCCCGCCAGGATCAGCGCCGATCCGACCAGGCCGCGCCCAATTGCATGGCTGATCACGGCCTGCTGCTTGGCGGTGAACTTGCCCTCGGACTTTCGCAGTTTTGCGGCCTCGACCGCTCCCTTGAGAAACCCAGCGGGTGAGTAGTCCACCATGCGAGCGAAGACGTTCGTGGGCGTATTCACGAATGGGATGACAAACTCGGTGACCGCCCGGCTCGTGGGCGACAATCCAGACTTGAACCGTTGAAATGCGCTCGCGACCTGGTTCGGGTTGTTGAACGTCGCAAAGTCAGCGTAGGCCATTGCCTCAGCCTGCATGGTGACCGTCGGTGTCGTGACCTTGGCCAGGCGCATCTGTTCGCGGAGTGCGCGCTCGTAAGCATACCGCTTAAACACAGCGTCCTGCGCCTTCAGCGCGCGAAAAACGGAATTGACCGCCATGTCAACCTCAGCGTTGCCGGAGTTCAGTTCCTTCGTAAGCTCAAGGTGGGCCGTCTGCTCTGCCGTGGTTCCTGTTTTGAGAATTTCCTTTGCTTCGCGGACGCCTTTGGTTGCGGCCTCGCCAACTGAGCCAACGAAGTCGCGAACGCTGAGGCCATGTACCGTTCGCTGCCCGGTCATAGTGGAGATCGCGATGTCCACCATCGCAGCGGGGACGCGATGCACTTCCTCCATCACCTGAAACGAGGCGTTGCCGAGAATGTTGCGTAGGTGCGTCTTCAGACCAGTGAGCAGCCCGGCTTTCCAGATGGCGAGCGCGGTCTGTAGCTTGGTGGTCCGCTCCGCCTTGGCCAGCGTCTTCGCCAGCTCCAGCCGCTTGGCCTTGACCTTGGGATCGTTGCCGATGTCCACAGGCGCGGCCTCGGTCGCCTCTCCCGTCAACCTCTGCACGCGCCTTGCTCGCGCCTTGGCTTGCTGCTGCGCCGCCTGCTCTGCCGCTTGCCCCTCGGCCGTGATGCGCTTGATGGAGTCCGCCAGGTCTTTCGGCAATTCGGTTGCCTCGGGCTTGAGACCCGCCGCCCGGCGAGCCCGGCTCATCCAGAACTCGGTGTCGAACGACTGCTCCGCCTGGATCCGCCAGTAGGCCAGATTGCGCCCGTCCTGCGAGCGCATCGGCATCAGCACGTCCAGCAACTGCTGCTGATCCTTGCGCGCCTGGTCGATCTGCTTCTCAAGTTCGGCCAGCATCGTATCGCCTTCGGCGCGGACCTCCGACTTGACGCGCTTCTGCTCTTTCTCCAGTTTGAGGATGTGATCGCCCAGGCCGTTCACCATCTCGCGCATCTTGAGCTTCACCGGGGCCGGAACGGTGGACCACTTGTCGTACTTCGACTTGTCGAGCGCGAGAACCATCTCGTTTCCGCCCAGGCTGCGCGCCTCGTCCATGACGTCCTTGAACGAGTAGGTCTTGAGCGTCGGCTTGGCCGTTGTGGCGTACTCGTCGAGCGCGGCCTGGACCTCGGCCTTCACTTCCGGCGACACGTCGAGGTTCTTGGTGATGCGGTCCTTGGATTGGAGGTAGTTCGGCGAGGCGGCGAGCGGCTCTTTTTCCTCGGCCGCCACCGCCGTTTTCTTCGCGGGCTGCTTCACGCCCTGCGTCTCGGTTGCTTCGGCCATGTTGGCAGCGGCCGCTTTCTCTACTGGAGAGGTCCCCGTCCCGGCCTCGCTCTGCCACAGCCGCTTCGCTTCCACCCATACCTTGAGCAAGTGCGGCTTGACGCGCTCGCCGAACTCGCGCACCATCTCGCGCGACCAGTCGGTGAACTTCTCCACTCCGCGCTTGAAGTGCTCGACGCCCACCGTCGCCAAGTCGCGCAACACGTCGGGCCGGAAGGTGCCGGACTCGTCCTTGAAGAACTCGGTGAGGCGGGAGCGGGATTCGGTTACTTGCTGGGCTTGCTGAGGCGGAAGTCCATATCGGGATACCTGCGGAAGAACTCCTCCGGGTTCTCGGAACGGAGTTTGTGTGCCGAGGCCGACATCCGGTACACGTCCTCCACGGTCAGCTTGCGGGGCAAGTGCCCGGTAGACTCGTTCCGGGACTGATCCTTGCTGGAACCATTCGTCGAGTTTTCCACGAAGAACCTCCCTGGACCCAGTGTACGCTCCCTTGTCGAGCAACTCAACGCCACCCCTCGCGAGTCCGCGTTCAGCCCCGATCTCCTCAAACGTAAACTGCACGCGTGGATCGCCTTGATACCTCTCGTAGAGACTTTTTACCGCTTGCGGCGCCTTCTCATGCGTCGAGGCGTGAGTTGCGATATCGACCACTCGCCCGCCACCCTCTCCACTTGCCCGGTCTACTGTCGAGCGGAACGCTTCGACCGGATCGCGAAACGTGTACTTTACGACCACGTCTCGACCCGAGTTGAGCACGCTATCGACGAGACGATGCGCTCCCGCCGTATCCGCCAGGGTGCTGTCGTAGACAATCGCTCCGGCGTCCGCCATCTCGCGAACTCCCGTGCTTTTCCCAGAGCCCGTCCCACCCGCAGTCAAAACGACGGTAGGCGACGCTTCGGCGGGCTCGGTCGCTAACCTGCGCTGAAACGCCTCATAGGCAATCTTGGAACTGGCGCGGGAGACGGCTTCTCGATTTGAAGTTCGGTCGGTTCTGTAATCGTCGAAGAGTTCGGCTGCCTTGTCGGCGTTGTAGATCCGGCTGGATCCGTGTTCCTCTTCGTAGCGCCGGAGATACGATTCGGGATCGCGGCGAACCGCTTCGTTGGTGCGCGACTCGACCTCACGCTGAGCGTCCGCGAGGTTTTCGCGGGGCTTCAGTTCCCACTCCGGGGCTGCCGGAGCCGCTTCCTGGATTGGCTGCTCGCGCGAAAGTCGAGGCTCGGCCTGCGAAGCCGCTTGCGCCCGCGCCTTCCGCTCCAGAGAGGCGCCTTCCGGTCCCCACTGGCCCATGCCCTTGCGTACAGAGATAACGTCGGCCAACTCCGCGCGCACACGGGCAGACGGCGCATTTCCGAATCGTGCGTAGAGATCCTCGTCGCTCAGCGAGGCGCGACCACCGGCCACCTTGTCCTCGCGCGTCTGCGGGTTGCCTGCGATAAACTTCGGCGTGACCTCGGCCTGCGCCTTGGGCATCACGCCCGCGCGCTCAGAGGTCATCACGTCCGTTGCGCGGCGGACTCCCTTGCCTGCGTGCCGGAGCCCCAATGCGGCCATCGTGGAGCCGCCCAACGTCATCGAGAGCAGCCGACCTGCCTCCTCGTAGTCGCCGCGCTTCCACGCGTCCATGGCCTGCGGAGCGGCCGCAAACGCATCGCGCATCATCTGGACGGAGAACGCTCCCGACGCGCCTGCCGATAGCGCCGGACCCACATTGGGGATCTTGCCACCCAGCGCCATCGCTGCCAGGATGCCCACGTTTTCCAGGCTGGTGAGCCCTTCGGCCTGCTCTACTCCACCCGCCAGCATTCCCTTGAGAAATCGCTCGCCGTCCGAAGTCGGCTTGAGTGCATTCTCTGCGTTGCGCTCATCTGGGGTAACCGGGCCTCGGTTTAGATCGTCGGCGCTCCTCCATTGGTGCGATGTGTAAGACGGCTTTGACAGCCTGACCATCGGTGTCTGCGGGGTCCAGACCTCCTCCATCTTCGGCTGCGGAATCGGCACGCCGGGAGGTGCGATCGGAGAGACGGTCGATCCCTTGGTGTCGATCGCTCCGGACGCTTTCGAGCGCACTTCCTGCAATGCCGCCTCAAAGGAGGGAGGAGAATCGGAAGTACCGGGGCTCGCGGGCCGACTGGCCCGCACTTCCTCGAGCGCAGCCGTGAACGAACCCATCAGCGCACCTCGTAGCCTTCTGCTTTCGCCGCCGCCTTCGCCTTCTCCATGTCGCCGCCGTACACCCGGTTGGCGACGGTGGCCAACTCGGAATAGGACACGACCTTTCCAGCCGACGCGGCGGGCTTCGCCGCGGTCTGCTTCGGTGCGGGAGACGCCTGGGCCGGGGTCGCGGCCTGGCCGGACTTCTGCTGCTCCAGCGCCCCGCGCACGTCGAACGGCTCCACCGGCTCTCCGGTGATCTCTAGAATCTTTTTTTCAAACGTTGACTGGATGTTCTCCAGGGTTGCGGCGAGTTTCTCCTCCGCTAAGGCCGGGTCCTTTAGGCTTGCCAAGTCCATCTTGTAAGCACTCAGTGCCCCCTTCCAGGCTTTGTTCTTGTCTGCCTCCGCGACCTGCAGGAGTAGGCCTTGACTGGCCGTGGTTGCCTGGCGCATCGGTTTCCCAATGCCCTTCACTTTGGGAGTCACCCTCAGTACTGGATTCCCGTCCTCCCCCACTTCCACCATGGTTCCGCTGACGTTGCCCTGGGGGTCAGTCTCCACGCCAAACCGGGGCTTTGGCTTCGCTTGGCGCTTAGAGGCCGCCTCCCGCTGAAATACTTCAGGGCTGATCAGCACCTTCTTGCCGTCGATCTCCGTGGACACCCACCCCTTCTGGACAAGTTCCAACTCCTTCTCGCGCTTGACCAGCTCGGCCTTCGTCTTGATGTCCTCGGTTGCCTTGCGCAAGCGGATCTCCGCGACCTCCTTGTCCGCGAGGAGCAGGGCCGCGTTCCGCCGCTCACGAGCGAACAGATCATCCGGCGTCATCATCTCGCGCGCGATCGTGCGTCCGTCCGACGTGCGATAAACCGCCGTGCGGTCGGTATCCATCGGGCGCTGGTAGGCCAACTCCGGCGCGATCATCTGGAGCCGGGCGTCCGCAGCCTGGGGAGTCAGCCGCTCCTCGACCATGCCGTACTTGTCCACCGGCTTGGCCGTCGTCGCGGTGCGCGAGATGAACTCCGCGTCCTCGACCTGGCGCCGCCGCTGCCGGTCCTCTTCGCCGAGACGAAATCTCCGCGCCTCACCGAGCGCCGCCAGGCCGCGCCACATTTCGTCAGTGAAGGGGTTGCTGTAGCCGCCCATCGTGATCGCCTCCTACGGCTTCTTCTATGTCGTGAACACGCCCATCTCTTTCCCTGCCAGCGCGCCCATGATGCCGCTCAAGCCGCCGCCCATCGCTCCGCTCCACGGGTCACCCGCGCGCACCTGCTCGCCTTCGGAAGTGCCCTGCGTGCGCTGCGTGCTCTCGCCTTCGATGTCGCTGCCCATGTCGAGACCGAGCAGTCCCATGCCGAGATTCGCGCCCTTGAACCGTTCCTCGGAGATCAGCTTGGCGAAGTCGGCATCCACCCCGGTGAGCGCCCCGAGCCGGGCCAGTTCCGCCGCGCGGCCGGCCGCTCCCGCCCTGCCGTCCCTCGCTCCGCCGCCGGTGCCGAACTTCTGCCGGATGATGTCATCGACGCCGGAGAAATTCGCGTTGGCCTGCGTGCGCGCGTACTGCCGTTGCGGCTCCAGGTACTTGGCCGGGTCGGTCATCATCTCGCTCGAAAGACCCGAAACCTGCGACATCGCCGCCGCCTGCTCCGGCGTCATGTACTTGCGCTTCTTCCCGCTTGATTTCTCCGTGGTGGTCTTGTCCACCGTTTCCTTGGAGGTCGAAGTCCTCGCGGACTTGCGGTTTCCGAGCGCACCACTGGCCGCACCCAGTCCCGCCATGATCGGCAGCATTACCGCGAAAGGCATTTCTCGTAATCCTCCTTCAGCAATCCCAGGACGAACATATCCACCCACTCCCCATTCCGCAGCGCCGCGCGCCGCACCCGGCCCTCGCGCTCGAACCCGAGCCGCTTGGCCAGCGCGATCATGGAGGCGTTATCCGTGTAGACCATCGACCAGACACGGTGCAGGCCATCCGAAAACGCCTGCTCGTACACCTGGCGCATCGCCTCCAGCGTCGTATCATGCCCCCAGAACGACCGCTTGAACACGACGTGAGACGTTCCGATGCCCGGCACCTGCTCCGTGATCGTCACCAGTCCGCCGATCTCGTCATCGCGGTACACCGCCCATCGCTTCTCAATCAACCGCCGCTCGTCCCAGTCGCGCGCGAAGTCGTCATACTCGCGCGGGCTGAAGTCATCGCACAGCCGGTCCCTCGCCGCTTCGATCCACATCCACAGCCGGGGCAGCGCCCAATCGGGGAACTCGCTCTCGACACGCACGGGAGAGGCGACGGCGGCGGCAGTGGCTTCGCTCACATACTCTTGTCGCCCCGGCTCCGCGCCGCGTTTACTGCGGAGGCTGCGCCGGAGGGGTCGCCATGCCCTGCTGGACGGGCAACAGCATCGTGCCGTCTTCGCTCAGCCGGTACGGTTGCCCGGTCAGGCCGCGGGCCGCGAGCGCCATTTCGACGGCACCAGACGCCGCGGAGATGGCTTGCTGCGCCTGGCGGTCCAGACGCCGGATCAACGCAATCTCGTGAGGAAGGAGGGCGACCGGACTCACCGGGTCACCCCTTTCGCGCGCTCCGCCAGTAGGAGTTTCTTCTCCTCAATCTCTTGACGCAACTGCTTGGCGAGGGGATCGAACTCCGCGAGCGCCGGTTGAGCCGCCTCGATCAGTTTGGCCACGGCCCACGAGTCGAGGGTCTTGTGCCGGGGACCGATCTGCACGGTGTCGGCGTCGATCTGCGTGGGCACCTTGTCATGCGGCAGCGACGCCTCGACGGCCTGCGCCACATGGTCGGGAATGTCGATGGTGAGTTTCATTCTTTCCTCTCTTACGGAATGATCGGAATCTTCCCAATGTAGGAACCCGACGAGTTGTACGCCGCGATCCACTGATTGATGGTGATGCCCCCGAGGGCAATGGTTTCGTTGTAGACGCCAAACCACCGGACGTTGCGGCTGGAGTCGATGACGACGGACCCGCCGAGCCGGAGCTCGCCCGCGTTGAGGTAGGAGCCCGAGCCGGTGAAGGATAAATACGCCCCCGTCCCGTTACCGAAAATGGAATCTCCCGTGGACGTGGAGCGGACCACAATGCCGCTGCTGTACGGGGAATCCACCTCCAGGTACGCGCCGAACACATCGACGTATCCCCTGGTCAAGTAGCTAGAGTTCTGGACGTAGAACAGTTGGGAACCATAGCGCGCGTACACGCCGCCGGAGCCCTGGACGTACATGAAGTTGGAGTTGATCCCCAGTTGCTCTCCGTTGGCGTTCACGGTCAACCCGACGGAACTGTTCATCGCCATCGTGAACAACCCGCCCGTGATCGACAGCGAGGGAGACGTCATACTCACCGCCGCCGTGATCGTGCCCGCCAGGATCTTGTTTGCTGCCAGCGATCCGATCATCTGATCGACCACGGCTCCCGCCGGGATAATCAGTTTCTCGGTCACCGGATCCCAACCGAGCCCAGCGCCGAGCGAGTTCGGGTCTACCCAGTCTGAGCCCAGATTCAACTTCGCCCCGCCCAAAACGGTGACGTTCTGTGTCGGTGGAGCCGTGTCGTTGGTGACGCCAGCATCGTTGACGCTCCGCGCGCGGAACTTCCAGTACTCGTTGTTCGCCGGACGCGGCCACCAGTCGCTCGTCGTGCCTGAGTTCTGCTCTCCGGCGACGCGTTGCCAGTCGGCACCGCCCAGCGGGTTGAATGCCGCGTCGCACGCGATCCGTTCGATGTACGCCTGCCGGAACTCAGGATGAACCGGCTTGCCCCACGAGTAGGTGAAGCGACCCTGCGGCAGCCCCGCCGCCGTCTGGTAGCTCACCGTGACGTTGATGAACGTGACCTGCGGAGCCACGCCCCACGCGCTCAACGTTACCGACGTTACTGGGGTGTTCGCATCGACCTTGGCGAAATACGTTTTCTTGTCGCTGGTCATGCGGATATAGAGCGTCGCGCCCACCACCGGCCGCGGCCACCAGAACTCGGCTGTGGCGCCGTTGTTGTAGTAGGTGACGTTTTGGTAGGCGTTGTAGTTGGAGCCTGGGTCGCCGCCCTCGTATACCCAGATGCCAACCAGGTCAGCGTTGCCCGGAGGAGAGTAGCTCACCCGGATCAACGCCAACTGCTCGCCGCTCGGCTTCGCTGCGTACTGGACCACCGTGGCAGAGAATCCCGCCTGGGTGATCGGATCCGCGGGCGAGTCCCCCGAGGCGATGCCGGAGGACGGGTCCACCGTCACATTCACTGTCGGTGGTGCCGTGCTGTTGAGTTCCTCCGCGATATTCGCTGACCGCGCCCGGAACTGCCAGTATTCGCGCGCCGTCGGCTGCGGCCACCAGTCGTTCTGCTTGGGGACCACATCGCCGGCCACGCGCGTCCAGACCGCACCCACCAGAGGAGTGTAGGTCGCATCACAGGCGATCCGCTCGACAGCGCAGTAGCGGTACTCCGCCGAGGCCGGAACCGTCCATGCATAGACGAACCGGCCAGACGGCACGCCGCCGCGGTCCGAGTAATCCACCGTGACACTGAAGCCTGTCACTTGCGGAGCCACGCCCCACGCGGTGATCGTAGCCGTCTTGACCGGCGTATTGGCATCGGGAATCTTCCAGTACGTCCCGGAACTCACCGTGAACGCGTACTGCCACACCGTCCCCGCCTTCGGCCGATCCACATACCACTCGATCACGCCGCCCATCGGAAACGTCATCGGGTCCTTGAAGTCCTTTGGATCGCTAGGCGGGCTCGCCGCTTGATAACCCCACACTTGTACAAGCGTGCCGGCCTCGCCGGTGGGAGTGTAGGTCACCGCAATCTTCGCGTACTGGGCTCCCGTTGCGTCCGAGGTGTAGGTGATCGTCAGGGAGATGTCCCCGGAGGTCAACTGCGTCGGCTCGACGCCCGGGGCCACTGGGTTGTTAATGACAGTGGTGTTGCCCGCTTCCACTGGCGCCGTGCGCCGAATCACCCGGCTTGCGCGATGCAGCGGGCTGGCATCCGTCGAGTCCACGGGCTCGCCAAGGTTGCGGATGCGGTAGCCGCGCATATCGACGTCGCCCGAGATGACCGGATGCCGGCGCGACATATCCTCCAGTCGCTCGTTGATGAGCCGCACCAGCTCGTTCTGGTCGGTCAGGTCCTGCGGGATGGGATCGTAGGTAATCATCTGGTGATGTCCACTGCCAACTCCACCCAATCAAACGCCTGGTCGCTTTGCCGGATGCCCGGCAGCGGCACCCACTGCCAGTCGTAGGCTCCGCCCAGGCCGCGGAGCTTGATCCGTCCGCCGAACAGCCGGCAGACGCCGGAGGGAGCCAACCGGACCTCCAGAATCTGGCCGCGAATCGGAACTGTGCGCTCGTTCCACGGGCGCCGGCCGGTCGTCGTCGTCTCCGTGTTGACAGTCCAGGACTGCCGCGACGCCTGGTTCGATCCGGGGATCTCGCTCAGGATGGATAGCGTTGCGGCCGCATCGGTGTCGAGGTCGAGTTCGATCTCCTCCACCAGGTGACAAACGTGGATGCCGTAGGGCGAGAACGGGCCAGAGGACCAGTACTCTCCATTGGCCCCGTCCATCCACTCGCCGATGCGCCGGATGAGCGCGCGCGCCCGGAAGATTTGCATGGTCCCCGTGTTGTGTAGGACGATGCGATGCCGCCGTCCCTCGATCACAGCCGGATAGACCAGCGATTCAGAGCGCCGCCCATCGACGTGACCGAGCGATCCGCTGTAACGTTGCGCGACGACGTCTCCGGGCAGATCCGAATGGACCAGCGCACTAACCGTTGCCGACTCCTTCCAGTCGAGGTCAATCTGCTTGAGTTGCGCGACGCGCCCAGGCGCGAGTTCGATGACACCCGTATCGAAGGTCTGTCCGGTGCGCGCGAGCGGATACCAGTGGATGTGAACGCCATGCACGAGCACTTCCGCATTCGACGTGTTGCACTCCAGCCGGACCGCGAACCGCTTCAGTTCGTAGCCGAGCCCGCCGTTGAGCTTGTAGACCGTGGGTTGCGCGGGCCGCGTCACCGTGGAGATCGTGCCGAGAGTCACGACCGTGCCGTCGTCCAGGATCAGTTTGACGGTCAGCGTTGCCGGAGTCTGCGCGCCCACGCCGGTCTGCGCGTCCACGACCAGGTCTCCCAGGACGGCGGACGCATCGGGCCCCCACGGCGCGAACATCGCCGACTGCCACACCAGCGGGATGGCGGCGCCGGCGTCGTTGAGCGAGTCCTCGAGCTTGTAGAGGGCTCCGCCGTTCGTGCCCGCCAGGTAATCGCCGTTAGATCCCTCGTAGTAGAGCGCGGTAAACGCCGGGCCCGGAATGCCGTTCCCCAGCTTGTGGCAGCTCCAGCGGTCGCCCTCCTCGTCGTAGATGAGCGTGACCGTCGGCGTCGTCTGGCCGGTCTCCGGGTAGGAGACCCACAACTGTCCGGCCTTGTACTCGCAGACGATTTCGGCTTGCGCCGCGCGATTCACGGGGGGAACATACGTCCCCCCGATGTCCGCCCAATCCCCTTCGAAGATGGGGTTGATCTTCCACGAGACCTTGCGCTCGATCTGGCCATCGAAGCGATAGACGCCGCGAGGGCCGACGAAGTAGTCCGAGCCGCCAGCCGCGGCGCACACGGCGCGCGATCCGACCGGAGCGGTTTTGGCTGCCGTCTGCACGGGTGTGGCATCGTCCAGGTTGCCCACGATGCGATGGATGGTCTTTTCCTTGTAGACGCGAAGGATGCCCGCGTACTCGGTCACCGCGAGGATCTCTTCGAAGTCCTGGCCCACGTCGAACCAGTAGCCTTCGAACTCATCGGTTGAACCCGGCCACTTCCACGGCTGCGCGACGGGCGTGTACCATAACCTGTTCTTGTGAGCCGTCGAGGACCAGGCGACGAGCCGCCCTTGCACAGGACCGAGCATTCCACGCGCGGCCGGCGGAGGATCCACGTCCAGTTGCGCGGCCAGGTTGAGGTTCTGCGCCTGGTCGTTCGAGATGTCGTCGGTGACGCTCGTGGTGGCGTTGAGCAGTTCCTTGATGCGGAGCGGCCTGTCGAGCGGTCCGCCGACGCGGTACAGGTACTTCACCGTCACCTGGGGATCGGCGCTGACCGGAATGCTCGTGACGCTGACCTGTTTCTTCTGCACGGTGATCGCGGCGGAGTAGGGGCCGAGCATCGACTCGTGCCCTTCTTCGTTGCCGTAGGAGACCGCGTACTGATACTCGCCCTCCAGAGACCCGGCGTCCCCGCCGAGCATCGCGGCGACGTCGCAGTGCCAGTCGATTGGCTCCGTGTTGACGACCTCGACCACCATGCCGTTGACGTTCGACCAATCGAACGCCGTGCCGCCGACATAGGAGTCCTGGAACAGCGGGCGGCGCCGGACCAGCGTGTCCCAGAGGTTCGCGCGCTGATCCTCGAGAGCTTGCTCCTGCGCGGAGTCGCCGCGCTCGCGAGCCTGCTGGATCTGGACCAGCAGCTCCTTGTACCCGGGGTCGCTCGTCACCACCGAGTTGGGGTCGATGCGGCGCGAGATGCGCAGTTCGTTCCACTGGTAGGTGGTCTGCTTGAGGATGGCCGGGTCGATCCACGCCGTCACCGTGCCGCGGGGCTCGGCTCCGCAGAACAGCACGACCACAATGCTGGTGATTTTCGACGGGTCCGAATTGTAGAACCACAGCCGCAGTTGGTCATCATCGCGCGCCACGCCGGAGAATCGTAGATCCTTTGCCGGCGAGATCGAGTCCTTCCGAAGCTGCCACTTCGCCGCCGGGTTGGCGACGACGTGCGCCGAATGAGTGCCGCTGATCTTGTTCGATGTGTCGTACAGCAGAGCGCCGGATGGATTGACCTCCGCCGTGTTGTCCAGAAACTTCACGCAGCCCCACGATTCGGCACTGTCGAACTCCACCAGCGCCGCGGACTGCTCGGCTCCCGCCGCCACCGATGGAGCGGTTGCCGGGGCGACGATGGGCCACGGGTGCGTGCCGGACGGCAGGAGACCGCCGGTCACCCGTTGGCGTCCGCGGTTCATGATCCACACGCAGTTCTGGAACGCTGCGAAGGAAACGGGGTTACCGTCGTATCCGGTGTCGAGGGAGGTCGAGGCGTCGGAACCGGTGCGGATCGCCGTACTGGTCCCGACATAGCGCGTGGTGCCGACGCGGAACAGGGAGTGGACCTTACCCGGCAGCGCGCCGTTGAGGACCGTGGAACCCTTGCGCGATCGCAGGCACCCGGCCTGGTCCACGCGCCAGTTCTGGAGCACGACCGAGTCTGGCTGCTCCACTTTATCGGGCGGAGGCAGCAGGTTCAGCGAGCCGGACAGGATGCGCTGGTTATGTTTTGCGAACGCCATAGTATTCCTTCGCCGCCGCGGTCATCAGATCCGCCATCCCCTGGCACGCCTGCACCATCTCCGGCCGCGCGCCCTTGCCCTCCTTGCTCAGCACCCCGGCCAGCGCCGACCAGAGCAAGCACTCGCTCAGTGCGCCGGGATAGTCGAGAGCCGTGGCCCCGGAGTTGATCTCGGGGGGCGCCTGGCGGTAGAGCGTCTGCAGCACCTTGCCGGTCGAAGCCGATGACGCCTTGGGGACAACGCGCAACGTTCCGCGCTGTTCGGCGTCGAGGGCGAACCGCTCGGGGACCGTATCCTCCCATTCGCGCCAATTCGGGTTGAGCGCCTCCAGATCCTCCACGGGGGACTCGACGATCGCCCGGCCGTCGGCAATCACGGCGCGGCACGCCAGCGGCCGCAGGCCGACGATGTACGCTCCCACCTGGTCCTGGAGTCCTTGGAGGTACGACGCTCCGAGCAGTTGCGTGCTTTCGGCGAGCGATTGCGCCGCGCTGTCGATCGCATCGTACAGTTCATCGCCGCTCCACCAGACCAGGTCGTTGTCCCCGGTCGCATGGAGGAGCGTCGTCAGGTCGGCTTTTACTTGGCTGCAGTCGATAGCCACTGTGGGTTCTCCAGGGATTCAACGAAGGATTCCGACGGCAGCACGTCGTAGTTCTGCGCGATCGCGCGCCGCCGGACCTGGCCGGCGAGCGAGGCCATCGCCTCGAGGAACCGCCGGAGCCGCGGCAAGACTTTCGCAAACTCGGATGCGCCCTCCTTGGCCCGGAGAGCGAAGACCGCATAATCGACCAGTGCGCCGTGGTACTCGCCAGCCAGTTCTGGCACATTCGCGTCCAGCGTCATCACGATGGGCGACCGCGCGCGCCGGACCTCCAAGGTAATAGCGGCAGCGGGGCGAGGGTACACCCACATCTGGTTCCAGCCTTCCATCGCGTATCGAGCCACGCCACTTGGCAGCGAAGGCCACAGTGGGTTCTCCGCGCGGAACTGTTCGAAACTGCCCGGCATCAGACGCAAGCCGGAGACGCGGACACGAAGCGGCAGAATCCAATCGGCGAAGGTGGCGCCCGGGGCGACGGCGGTAAACCCGCCGGGATGGGCCAGTGTCCCGTCCGCTTCGAAACACAGCGTCAGCCAGGCCGCAACGGACTGAGCCCGGTTGATGGCGTTCCCCGCTTCGGTCGCAGTCCAGAAACGCGGAAGGGCCGGGTTCTCCCCGGCCTCACGCAGAACCTCGGTCTTGAGTTCGCCGAACGTCACTGAACGACCGTCCTCTCTACGGCACTCGTCTGGACCGTCGCTCCCTGGTAGGTCCAGCGGCGCCGCGTGAATAGGATGCTCCCATTCGTGGCAGAGATGCCGACCACGCAGGAGACCCCCGGAGTGCAGCTCGTAGACGCGGTGCTCCCGAGGCTCCCGGTTGCGCCGTAGTCCACCGAGAGCGCATCGACGCCAGCGGGAGCCACGCCGCCGATTGCGATCTGGAGCGTGGAGGAGTCAGCCGCCGGCGTCGTCATGCGAAGGCTCGCGCTGGTGCTGCCGCAGTCCACGACCAAGGAGTAATCCAGGCCCGGTTGCAGCCCACTCAGAAACAGGCTGCGCCGGCTGTACCCCGTCTCATCGTTGGTGACGGACTCCACGGTGCCGAGCGGATGGATCGCGTACCCGGTGCAGGACGAGAAAGCGCCGGCCGCGTACGCGATCTCGGCACCACCCACGAACGAACGCACGATCCGCGCCGTTCCTGACTGATCGGTGGTTGCCGTCGCCGTCGCCCAGGCCGAGGTGCCCGACCCGTTCCAGGCCTGTATGCGGAAGGTGTACTCCGTCGCCGGACTCAGCCCCAAGATACGGAGCGAGGTTTCGTTTCCGTTGGCGGTCCAGTTGCTTTGACCCACGACTTCGATGTTGAAGCCGCCCTCGTTGTCGGAGTTGTCCGTCCAGGAGATCGCCGCCATCGTGTCGCTGATGCGGTTAACTGTCAGCGCCGACGGAGCGTTCGGGACGGGATTGACAGGATCCGTTGCCGCCGCCACGGGCCCGGCCCAGTCCGAGCAACCGCCGGCGTTGCACGCCCGCACGCGGTGATTGTAGGTGGTGTTTTCCGCCAGGCCGGTGGAGTTGTAGGCGACTGTTCCCGCCGCCAGCGTCGCCTGGAAGGTGTACGAACTGCCGATGCCGCGCTCAAACTGGAACGAGGTTTCATCGGTCGATGCATCCGTCCAAGTGCAGTTGGTCTGAGATGTACTGACCCCAGAGCAGGCCAGATTTGTTGGTGCGTTCGGCGGAGGCGCCGGGGCCTGGTCGTAGGGCTCAAGCATGATCTCCGTAAACGCAGTAGTTTCCGAGGTTGCCTCCAGGACGCCGCCGCTCACCGCTGGAGCGCCGGTCGCCGTCGTGTTGATGCGGAGCCCCGGGTATGCCCAGATCGCAAAGCGATACCCGCTGAGGTTCGTCGAGAATACGCCATCCGCCACGCCAGGACACGCGAAGGTGAAGCTGGTTGCCGTCGGCGTCGAAGCAACGGTGTACTTCTTGATGTTGAGCCAGAGATGATCGCCAGCTCCAAGGGCCGCGCTCGTCGTTCCGCTCACGGTGATGAACTGCCCCGGTACAATGCCGTGGGCCTGCCGCAGGTTCGCCGTGCAGGTTGCGGACGCGGCAGTAATATTGAGGACTGCCCCCGTTCCAGTTGACCAGCCGCCTGATGTGGGCTCGTCAATGTACCAGATCCGCCGAGGCGTCGCCTCCGCCACCACTCGATTCACTCCGTCGCGGTTTCCACCAGCTCCGCTGACCGTGATGGTATCGCCAGCCTCGATCCCTATGTCATCGCGGACGTAGAACCACATAGGCTGACCGTCTGGACTCGCGCTCAGGATCTTGACCTTCGGGCGGATGCCAACCCAAATGGTATCGGGCCGCGGAGTGATCGTCGGAGACGCCCAGACCACCGCCTTGTATCCGCCGCCTGGGTCCGCGATCTTCACGAATCCAGGAGACGTCGTGCAGTTGCTCCACCCGAGCGTTTTACAACTGCCCGTGGTGGAGTACCGCAGATAATACTCCGTATCGAAATCGTACTGGAGCCCGTCGAATCCGACGTTGACTCCTGTGTTTGCGTCATAGCTAGAGCCGTTCCAGAGATGCGTTCGCCAGTGGAGCGTCATGTTCCGGACAAACCCGTCGGGCTCCCGGTCAACGCGCATCGCTTGAATCTTGCCGAAGTAGGTTGTCGTGTAGCCGTAGAAGTTCTCCGGCATCCCAGGCCCCGGCCCACCCGTTGCATCCAGGTAAGTGATTGTGGATCCGTCGTAATACCGCCAATTCGGATCGTTGCCCCCCATCCATTGAGCGTTATACGGATGGCCGGGAAAGGTGGTTGGATTGTTTGGGAACGCTCCGTTAGAGCCCTGCTGGTGCGACGCGGCCCCGGTGAAGTAGTATTTGGCCCACTCATCCTGTTCCGAGCCATTACTGAGATAGTGATAGAAATGCGCTCGCCCAGCCGCCCTCGAGCCCGAGCTGGACGTCAGCGCAAAGGTCCCCAGGTTTGCGTTATACGACGTACCCTGTCGGGTTCGGAATGGCCACTTGATCCAATAAATCTGGCGGTTGGTTTTCTCTGGAACAACATTCTTGGAGTGAAACCAGAGGGTGTCGATGGGATAAAACCAGTCGTTTCCAGCCGTCGTGCTGCGGGGAACAATGTACAGATAGGGCGCGGTCTTTGGCGAGGAGATCACTACTGGCCCCGTCACTCCCGTCTTGAGGCAACTTCCGGCCGGTACACAGCTTCCGGTATAGGTGCCATCAGCCAGAAGAGACGCGAACGTGAACGTATTGCCCACCGCCGTCAAGGTTTTGAACGCCTTGAATTGCGTTGCGCTTGTGACTTTGTACCACTGGGCCTCATCCTGGGCCTGCCGACCGTGCGGGTTACACGACAGGATGCCGCCGCTCCAGCCGGCCGCGTACGCTTTCCCCGTCAGGTCTACCTGCGTCGTGCTGATGACGGTGATCCCGTAAGTACCTGCCGGCGCATTGGCTCCGGTTGCGCCCGAGATGTGGACCTGATCCACACCAGCCGTGCAGTTGTGCGCCGCCGTCGTCGTGACCCGCGTGGTGCCGCTGCCGTTGTCGGCATAGGTCGAGATGTTGTACTGAAGGTGGTACTTCTGGAAGCCGCGAAGATAGAACCGGGCATCCACTGCCGCCGGAGTCGGCCGCGTTCCCGCCCAGTTGGACGCCAGCGTGATTGTGCCGATGCCGCCGGAAACCGTGAACGAGGATGCCGTCATGTACGCGGTGTCGTAGTAGCCTTTTTGGTTGTCCGGGGAGAAGAACGCGCGGCCGCACTCGAGCTCCGTATTGGACGGTTGGCACCCGTCAATCTGCAGTCCATACAGCCCGTTGAGAAACAACTCTGTCGGGCCTGGATAATCGCCCGTGTTCTGGTGAGCGTAGTATTGGACCCCCGACACATCCCAAGTGATCCGCCGCATCGCCCACGCTTGCCCAGTCCAGGAGCCTGCCGTACTGGAGTTGTAGAGAACACGAACCGTATTCGCATCTGCGCCGACCTCTGCGATTCGCCCAGCAGATCCGATCCCAGCCCAGCCACCGGACGCTCCCTCGATCCGCACACGCCAATGGCGCTTCATCGTGGCCAGCGTTGTCGTGCGGTCAAAATACTGGAGGCTAAAGCCGCCAGTCTGCGAGAGCGCCAGCTCGCCCGCGGCGCCGCCGACCTTCGCCTGAACCGCCACGATGGGTTCGTAGCTCGAGAACGTGAAATACCCGTTCACATCGGGGTGAGGAGTGGTTCCAGGACAGAAGATATTCGTGGTCGGCCAGCGCACTGGAACGTTGTTCGGCTGTTGAACCCAGGCCTCGGACTCTGCCATGATCGCCGCGGCCAGGAACGCTCCGCGGTTGGCTTGGGTGGTGTTCGCGTTGTCGCTGAACTCAGACGAGACCGGCACGCGCACATCACCAGCCGCGCAGCCCGTCAGATCGTTGACGAAGCGATAGGTCCGCGAGCCAATCGTCACCGTGCCGGAGGTCGGCCACGCCTTGATGATCGCCGTGGCTCGGAAGTTGCTGAAGCCGTGTCCAAGCGGAGCAGGGCACGTTACCAGCGTAGGGTTCCCTGCCGTCGCGGAGGTCGGAGCTTGACAAGCCCAGTCCTCCACTGTCACCTGAGCCGCAACGGGGAGGACAAGGAGAAGGAGGAAAAGGAATCGCATTAAGGCCTCTTAGTTCGAGTTGCACCGCTGAACGGACCGATATCGTAAGCGGTGTAGTCCACATCCACAGACTTTGCGACCGCTTCATTCGTCCCCATGGCGATCACCAGCGTGTATGTGTTCGACGCGCTGGGAGTGACGCTGTTGACCGTGCAGCCAGAGGGGCAGAACGAGACTGGCGTGCCGTCGTCCAACTGCATCCAGAGTTTGTTATTTGCAGAAGTGTCGCGCCACATGTAGGTGGTGTGCCAGTTAGTGTCTGCCGCAACTCCTGTATCGACGCAACCCGAGCCACCGGCGCTCTGCGTGAAGACCCACGTCCAGTTCGTTGTATCCGCCCCACTGCATTGGGTGCCGCCAAGGTCATACCGCATTCCCCAACGGTTTGCGGCTTCCACGACGTTGTTGGTGGTCTGCCCTCCAACAAAGAACCGGACCTGTGTGGTGGAGTTCATTTTCCAGACCGCGACAAACCGGAACGGCGGCATGGATGAGTTCCAAATCTGCCCGGGGTGGTAATCAAGCGAAGAACTGTAGGAGTACCAGCCGCTCATGTTGCCGGAAGTCGCGCCGGAGGTGGACCGCATCACGCCGGGATGAGTGACCGATCCCGCCACCACGGCCGAGGATCCAGTGCCGTTGATATTCGCAGCCACCCAGGAGTTCCCCACCCACTCATCGCGCCGGATGAAGTACCGCGCGTCGATGGTGTCGTAGTCCACGGTGCCGCCGGACTCCGACAGCAGATGCCGGAAGGTGTAGGTGGTTCCACCGGCCCCGCCATTGCCGAGCATCGACGCCAGTTGGAAGTTGGTTCCGTCGTAGACCACGGTCACGATCTGCCCCGCGCGGATGTCATTGTCCGCGAGAGCCGAAGCGACGCCGCCGGTGTACTTGACGATGGCGGTTGCTGTCAGGCCGTTGAGGGCCAGAGTCGCGGCGCCTGTGTTCGCTGTGTTCGCCTTGAAGCGATAACTTGCCCCATTGGTATAGGCCGCGATCGCCGGGCTCAGGCTGCACGCATAGGCATCAGTGGAGCCTGCGTCCGCGCAGTAGTCCGGGGTTCCGCCGACGCGGATCGGCGGGGATTGAGTGAGCGCGAACGGCGCCACGCAGACCAACAGGAAGGCCAGCGCGATCACGACCAGAACGGGCTTGTAAATTCCAATTCGCATTGAGTTCTCCTACTTGATGACCGCCGCGGCGAACGTCGCCGACGCCGGATCTACCGAACTACCGGAAAGATTGCAAAGTTGAATCGTCACGGTGTCCGCCGCCGTGACTCGCATACTGCCCACGAGCCCGGTCTCCAGGCCGGACGGCCAGCCAGGAGACACCTTGTCGCCTGTCGCCGCTCCCGTCACCGTGAGCGTGTTGGTGGCGCACGCCGCATCATTGATCGAGCCGAAGTTGATCGAGGCGGAGGCGTTGAGGTATCCCTGCGCGAGCTGCGCCGTGAACGTGGCAGACGCCGGATCCACCTCTGCTCCGCTCAGGTTGCACAGTCGGACCTTGATCGTGTCCGCTGCCGAGGCGATCATCGACGGCAACAGCCCCGCCTCGAGTCCAGACGGCCAGCCCGGAGCCAGCATCGCACCGGCCAGGACGCCCGTTGCGGTGAAGGTCGCCTCTCCGCACGCTCCGTCTACGAGGTTGCCGATGTTGACCGTACCGCTCCACGCGCCCACCGTGGATCCGCCACCCCCGCCGCCAGTGCCCTGGATCTGCTCGTAGGTGGATCCGTTGCAGTAGTACATCTTGAGCCCGGTGCCGAGGTCCGTTTCGAAGAACAACTCTCCGTAGGCCGAGCAACTGCCCGGAACCGAGGTCCCCGTCGAGTAGCGCGGAACGCTCTCTGTCGCCACATTGACCGTCGTTCCGCTGACCGTGAGCAAGTTGCCGAAGCCAAACCGCCGGAGCTGCGTGGTGCCGGTGCTATACGCGTAGAACTGCCCATCGCCCGTGAAGGACCCCGACTCCACCGTCGTCCCCTGGATGTTGGGGATCGCCGGCAATCGCCCAGCGCCGAGCGTGCCCGACGTGATGTTGCTGGCATTGGTGGTGTCCAGTGTCGCCGAGGCCGCGAGCCCGGAGATGATCGCCGCGTCGATGCCGCTCAGCCACGAGGGGTTGACGTAGTTCTCCGTTCCCACAAGACAGGTCGGACAGGAGATATTCGCGCCGTTGACCGAGATCGGAGCGGCCGGGAGAAGCGCCGCCTGCTTTGCGTTGAAGGTGCTCCAATCCGCCGAGGACAGCGCGCCGGTGAGGCTTCCGCTTGCCGTCTGGATGCCGAAGGCGCCGGTGCCGGAGTTGTAGGTCAGGGGAGACGTCGCACTGACCGCACCGCGGGCTCTCGCCTGGGTGAAAAACTGATTGGTGCCTTCCGTGATCTGATCGGTGTTATAGTCGCCGGCCACCTGGACCACCGTACCCGTCCGCCCAAATACGCTATCGACTGCCCCACCCCCACCGCCACTCCCACAAGTCGGACACGAGATCACGCCCGTTCCCGAGTTGAACTCAATGGGGCTGACCGCGGAAATCTGAGCCCGGACTCCCGCCGCCAGGTCGCTAATCTTGCTGCTCGTGATTGAGGAGAGCCAGGTCGGATTGATGTACGCTCCATCGCTCACCAGACAGGTTGGACAGGACATCTGGCCGGCGCCGGAGTTCCACAGCAGAGGAGCCGCCCCGCTGATAGCCGCTCGAGCGCGGGCATCGGTGTAGTAGAGCGAAGTGCCTTCCGTCACGAGCGAGGTCGTGTAGTCCCCGCTTTGCGCGACCACGGTTCCCGCGCGACCAAAGACGCTGGTCACTGCGCCCGTTCCACCGCCACCGCTGCCGCATGCGAGTCCTGTCGTCACGAGACGGCCGTTGAGCCACTGGGCGCAGCCCCCGGTCGGCGGAGGGGTCGTGCCCCGGACGACATACGGAGTGAGGTTCGGATTGATTGCGCTGGGAGGCGGGACCGAGCCAGAGTTGGTCGTCGGCTGCGCGGAGACTGCCGCCGCCGCCAACAACAGAAGTACGATCAGATGTTTCATCCTCTCCTCCCGCGCATGAATGCGTGGCGCGTCATCCACGGAGCGAACCGCAGCACCGACGGCCCGCGCTCCGCCGTGTCAGCCATACCCATGTCCTGTCTCGCCGAGAGCATCTCTACCTTCGCGCTCTCGGCTTGGCCCATCTGCCCGAGGTGCGCGTACGCTTTTGCCCGCACCGCGTCGGTGATCGCCGCCGTATGAATGAACGCCATGGGCGAGTCCTGCGTGTTCGAGCCATCGAAGCCGTAGACCGCGAGCGTGTATTCGTAGGGGATCGAGTACACCGCGTCGGGAATAGGCCACAACTGGACCTTCCGCACCACAGGGAGAGACGGATAGTCCTCCACCGGCCACCACATGGCCGGCACGCTCACGATGGAGCGCAGCGTGTCGCGGATCGCCGCGGACGGCCCCTGCGGGTCGCAGTACGGCGGGCTGAGCGTCAGCACCGACTTGACCGTGATGTCGAGCGGGTACTCGTCCTGGAAGATCTCGTATGCCGCGCCGGCGAGCGAATCTCCGGCGTATGCACGGTCAAGCGTGATCTGCGTCGCCGAGTCCACGGTCATGACGGTGTAGTAGTCATCCACTTCGCGGGGCCGGATCTTCCGACCAGCCATTGCCGCGGACCAGGCCGTCCCGTTGCCCGTGACCGTGTAGCTTCCGTTCGTGAAGGACGCGGCGCCGTCCTGATACGGTGCGACCGTGGTCAACACTCCGAACGCGCGGAGAGCCTCCCACGGCCGCGAATCGAGGATCGCCTCGTACGCCTGCTGGATCCAGGAGGAGAGCAGGTCGAGGTGAATGGTGGGGAACTGTTGATGCAGTTCGAGCCGGATCTGGCCCCAAGTCTTGGCCACGGGCGAGCCTCCTTAGACGAGTCCGACCAGGCCGGTGGCCGCGGTGCCCGTCGCGTACACTTTCGTGACGCGTAACGGATGAATACCCGAGGGAAGCGTGAACTGAATCGACGTTCCGGTCTCGAGCATATCCACGGTGACGGTTCCGGCCACGCCGACGGCGAGAAATCGCGTCGGCTGCGTGAGACGGTTGGTGTCGTGTGGCGTGATCGCAAAGGCCTTCGTGGCGGAGCGTTCGGCGGTCTGGTTCATAGCGCCGTGCCCTCCGTTAGAAGCTGAACGCCAGGATCTCGAAAACCGCCGAAGCAGGATCGAGTGCGCCGGCCGTTGCGTTGTTGATGATGAGTGAGAGCGTGTCGTCGGCGTAGCACGCCGCATCGACGCTCAGCCCGGCGTTGAGACCGGACGGACGCTGGACCAGGATGAGGTCTCCCGACTTGAGCCCGGTGACCGAGGCCGTCTGCACGTTCGTGGTCGCGGCCGTGCAGGACGTGAGATCGACGGTGACGGAGTATTTCTTGATGCGCTTGATATCGGTGCCGCCGCCAGGCGACGGGCTGACGTGGATGCCGGAAAGGTGAGCTGCTTTGGCCATGTTCGGTGTCTCCTTGGAAAAGTGCGGGGTGACTTGCGCCACCCCGCGTCAGGTGGCAGTGTTGCGGCCGGAGAAGCCCTAGGCCCCCGGATTCCCCCACACGCCTTGCCAGTCGGCAAAGCCGTAGGAGGCGCGGTAGCGGGTGCCGACATAGCCGACTTCGCGCTCATCGTTGAACCAGCTCTTGGTGTACGGACGCTTCCGCCAGAACCAATAGAGCTTGGTCTGTTTCGCCGGGGCCATCAAGAACCAGGCGTCGGGATCCGTGAGGTACGGATAGACCATGACCTCCGGCATCCCATCGCGCGCGTATTTCAGCGCGTTGGTCGCGCGGTTGGCCGTGTCGGGCCGGTCCGCGGACTTGGTGATCTCGGCCGCCATCAGCCGGTTGGCTGTGGCGACCACCAGGCGCTTCGCCGGGATGATCTGCAGCAGTCCCGCCGAGTCCTTCATCAGTTCCATGTCGGCCAGGGCCAACGAGAGGCTGACGAAGTCGAGATCGGCGGACACGCTCGCCAGGTTGGCCTGGGTGCCGCCGTTCTTGATGAGCGGGTGATCGCTCGCGCACAGCACCTTGCCATCGGGGCCGGTGACCGTGGAGAACGCGTTGTTGAGGATCGACGCGCCCTGAATCTCGATCGTCTCCTTGGTGGAGCGGGCGAGGCCCTGGTGGCTTTCGGTGACAAGCCGGAACTTGTCATCGTCGATCATTTCCTGGGTGGTCGGGACCGCCAGGCCAAACTTGCTGTGGCGGAACGTCTTGTCGAACCCCTGGATGATGTTGTCGGTGGTGATGGACTCGCCTTCACCGATCTCCGAGAGCAGGCGAACGCCGGACACCTGGGAGGTCTGTTCGATGGAGCGATCCGAAGACTCGACGCGGAGCACCTGAGAGTACATCTCGGGATACTCGGCCCATTCGCGGCCGATGACGGTGCGGAGGGCAGGAAGCGCCGTTTCGAAGAAGAAGTCGCTGAAATTGCCTCTGATCTGCATGGTGTTTCTCCTTTGACTCCTTCTCCGTTACACGCCGGCAACCGCGGGGTTGTTGCGGTGCTTGTTGAAGACAACTTCCCAAATGGAGTAGTTGCCCGATTCGTTGCCCACGATGGGCGCGAGCCGCTTGAGCTTCACGTCCAGCGAGCTGGTGACAGCCTCGGTCGTTCCGTCGATGCTGTGCTTGGAGCGCAGAATCGTGGAATCGCCCGCGGTGAGCACGAGGTTGGCGTTGAGACCCGCGTCGGCGGGGCTGGCCAGTGAGGTCGAGGCCTGCGCGATGAAGATCGCGAGAGGATCCACTACCACCGGCACGGTCTTGCTGGCGATCGTCGCGGCCTTGTAGCCGAGGCTGACGCCGGTGTAGAGCGTGGTGCCGGGAGTGGCGGAGTCGGCCTCGATCGTGCCGTCCGCGAGCTGGTTGACTGCGTCGCCCGGGTAGACCACATCGGCGGTCGCAACCGTCATGTGCTCGATTTCCAGGGCGAAAGAACCGGCGAGGTTGCGCCCGGTCGGCTGCAGGCCGAAGGGCGCGTTGGTGTTCGCCATAGTGTGGACTCCTTACGTCGAAAAGAATTGCTGGACATCCGTGGAGCCAGCGTCATTTCCCTGTGCGATCTGGAGTCCGTCTTCCCCGCTGCGGGGGCGCACGGCATCGGGAGAGATTCCACTCTCACGCAACAGCCGCGCTTGCTGCTCCTGGTAGCCTTCTGCTTCGCGCTGCAGGCGAGCGTTCGCCTGGTCGCGATAATGCTTGTTCCTCTGGGCGACCTTCGCCTCGGGCATTTGCCCGAGAATCAAGTTGCCCACCTTGACCGGATCGCCGTTGCGGTCCGTCACCGGCTCCCATCCGCGCGTGCCCTCGAGTTCCACCTTGCGGGGACTGAGCAACCGCGCCTTGAAGCCGGGCTTGACGTGCTTCTCGGCGACTTCCTTGCGCACGTCCGGCGCCTCCCATGAGGCCATGCCGCGGCTCTTGACCGCGTCCTTGCGCTCCGCGACGTGCTTCTCGATGGGATCGGACAGTACCGACGCGCGCGCCGGTTCCTTGCCCTCGTTCTTCTCGGCCACGCCCTGGTCCGTCATCTCGTAGGGGACCAGCCCCCACAGATGCTGCGGAATCGGGGCTTGGTTGATGGTCAGTTGCGACCAATCCATCTGCTTGGCCTCGAACGATCCCTCGGGAGCCGAAAAAACCCTCGACTCGCCAACACCGGATGAGCGAATCGTCTCCTGTGACGCTCTCCGGGCTTCCGCCTCGGCTCTCCGCCGCCGGTTGATTTCCTGGAAACTCATCGTCTACCTCCCAGGGCTGACTTCTGGCGGAGAAAATCGGACTCCTTGACGCCCAGGCGCGAGATGAACTCCCGCTCCTCGGATGTGATGCGCGTTCCACCGGACCCGTTCGGCCGGCCAGAGTCCACTTCGGGAGCCTGACGGCGGATGCGGTCCCGGCGATCGTCTTCCGGGTCGGCCCTGCGGCCGTCCTTGCCGTTCCTGGCGGCGACCAGGCGAGCGGCCATCTTCCACGCGGTGCGCGATTCCTTCAAATCGGGGTCCTCATCGACCAGGGCCGCGTATTCGGCCTTGACCGCCTGCGAAAACTCCGATTTCGCGTCGCGCAGTTCGGGGTACTCGTTGAGCAGGCTCGCCGCGCCGTCGGCATTGCGCACAAACTCCTGCACGCGCGCCTCAACCTTCGCGTCTACCTTCGATTCCATCTCAGAGACCACTGAAGCAATGAGCTTCTTGGCGTCCTTCGCCGTCAGAAACCCCTTCTTCTGTAGGGTTTTCAGTCCCTTGGTCGTGAGTTCTTCGATGTCCTTCGACGGATCGCCCGCGTCGAGCGGATCTTCCTCGTCATCGTCGCCCTCGGGCTTTCCGCCCTTGCGCTCGGCGGGCTTGGCGGTGACCTGCTCGAGCGTCTTGCGGAGTTGCTTCTCGGAGAATCGCGTCTCCTCGAGTTCGGCCCGCAGGCGGTCGAGTTCCTTGCGCTCGCGCGCGGTCAGCTTCGGCTCGGGCTCGCCACCCTCGCCGTCCTTGTCCTTCGGTTTGTCCTTGTCCGCGCCCTCACCGGGCTGCGGATCGGGCTTGGGCGTGGCATCGTCGATGTCATCACCCGGAAGTGGCAGGATGTCCACGGCGTCTTTGGCGCCGGGAATGTAGGTGTCGCTCATGCGCTCCTTAACACAGGCCTTTCTCGCGACCGTACGGGGTGCCCCGCAATCGTTCGCGCCGCTGCTGCTCGTAGGCCGGAAGGCACATACTGCAGATCAGCGCCATCACCCCGTGCTCATGCACGAGATACATCCTCTTGTCGCCGTGGGGCGCGTCGGCGTTTACCGTGGCGTGGCACCAGGCGCACTCGGGAGTCTGCACCGGCTGGTCGATGGAGGCGCGAATCATGACCTCCAGCGCGCGCCGGTGATTGTCTACGCACTGCTCGCACAGCGCCACGTTGCCGCTGAACCGCTGCAAGCTGGCAGGCGAGAAGAACTTGCAGCAGTGCATACAGCGTTCGCCGATGACGACGGTGGGGTGTTCGCTCACGCGCTCCGCCCTTTCCGTTGCGAGCGTTGCTCCTGAAGCAGAACCTCGGGCAGCAACAGCACCTGGCGCAAAGCACGGATGCGACCTCTCGCCTCGGCTGTGGACATCTCCGGCTGCGTCTCCTCCAGCAAGAACTTGGACTGTTCGAGCAGTTCCTCCACGCGGCGCCGCATCAGGAACCAGCCCGGCGACCGGAGCAACTCGCGGATGGAGTCGGACTCCTCCGCGATCTCCTGGACGAAGGAAATGTGCTCAGCCTGCATGGCGCTTGCCTTTCTTCGCAGGCTTTGGTTTGGGAGGCGGCGGGTACGGGCTCTTGTAGGTGGCGGTCGCCAGCTCGACCGGATAGCCGTACCGGTTCACGCGAATGATGGGCGGGTCAGGCTTCACTCGCTATCTCTCCAGGCCTTCGCGATCAGGACCAGCACCGCGGCGACCGCGCCGCACCAGAGCGACCAGGACGGGGTCATGCCCCGCCTCCGCCCATCAGGGCTCCGATGTTCTGCCGCATGGTCTCGCCGACGGCGGGCATCTGTGGCGTAGCCGGGCCCGGCACGGGAGAGGCTGCGGGGGGAGCGCCACCCATCGACGGCGACGCTCCGGGCTCGGCGTCCTCTGGGGCCGTTGCCTGCGCCTGCGCCCCCATCCCCGCTGCCATGGCTTGCATCATCTGTCCAGCGATCTGCATTGCCGCTTGCTTCTGCACGAGCTGCTCGCGGTGCGCCCGGATGTGGACCAGAAGCTTGACCTCCGCGTCCTCGTCCCGGTACTCGCCCTGCTGCGCGGTGACCAACTGTTGCTCGTGCTCCATCAGATGCTGTTGATCGTTGTCGAGTGGATGCACCGGGGCTTCTTCGCCCTGCTGCATCAGCGCCCATTCGAGGCGCGCGTTCTTCGGCACGTCCAGTTCAGGCGGCGGCGGCACCATCTGTTCGAAACTCTCGTCGCCGAGCGCCTTGTGAACCTCGTTGGTGATCGACCACAGCGCCTGCGGATTGGTCGCAATGAGCGGATTGCCGAGGTCCAACTGATACCGCTGCAGCGTCCGTTCGTCGCGAGCGGCCTTCGCCCATGGCGATGTGGCGAACTTGAGGCGGAAGTCGAACCGTCCGGCGCGCTCTTCCGCGGTGATCTTGGCGAACCCGCCCGAGGTCTGGAGCAACCCTCCGGCATCCTCCTCGGTCACGCGGAAGAACAACTCCGGCGCGCCCATGCTGCAGACCATCTCCCACACGTCGAACAGGAACACGGAGAGGTCTTCGCTGAAGGCGATTCGATCGAGCTTGAGCCGCGTGTTGCCCGCTTCCAACATCGCGACCTGGCCCGTTGCGGTCCGCGGCGCGTTGGGGCGATCGACGGTGCGGCCGAGCGCCATGTCGCTGATCCCGGTCAGCCGCTCCACGATCGACATCAGAAACTGCATCGCGTTGATGAGACCGGCGTAGTCGGGCTGCACGGTGAGCCACTTGGCTCCATTGGGATCCTCGCAGGGGATCGCCGTGCCGGGCTCGAGCGAGATCACTTCAGGGCGCAGCCCGGAGGCGGGCTTGTAGAGCAGGATCGGAGCCGACGCCAGCTTGACCGAGGCCATGAACTGACGCCAGATTGAGGTCAGCTCATCCTCGTTGGTCTCGATCATCTCGCCCATGCCGGGAGGCCAGAGCGAGCCGTCGTGGACTAAGCGCAACTCGCTGATGGGCCGGATGTGCTCCATCTTCGGGTAGATGTCCTTGAGCCGCTCCACCCCAATCACGCGGTAGTTGTCCTCCGGCAGGCACCGGACCAGCACATCGGTTTCGTCCATCGACCGCGCGCCAAAGTCGTCGATCGGCACGTCCTCTTCGGTGGCCGGATCGAGCGGCAACCGCCAGCGCCCGTACCATTCGAGGACGAATAGCGTGTCGCCGGACTGCGACTGCGAGTTGATCTGGATGCCGGTGTGCTCGCCTTCCTGGTCGATGGCGTCCGACATCGGCTGATTGCTCAGGTAGCCGTGCATCTGCGCCAGGCGCACCAGCGTCCCGAAGTCCTCCTTGACTCCGAAGTACCGGCCGGCGCGCTCACCGTCAAGCAGCGATTGGGGAGACCGCTCGAACTGCAGCGCCACCCATGGCGCGGTATGCACGTCGATCGCGGCCTTGACGCCCGGCAGGATCACCTGCTCGGGCTCCAGGGGCAGCACCGAGGGCCCGTCGTAGACCGTGTTTCCGTCGCCATCGACGCGGAGTTCCCACGGCCTGTACACGAACGCTCTGCCGTAGATCAGCGCGCGCAAGCTCCAGACCAGCCATGTCCGCGTCCAGCCGCTCATGTCGAGCAGCCAGTCGAAGTACCGCGCGATCTTGGTGACTACCTTTTGGTCGCTCGGGCCGCGGGGCTCAGCAACCACTTCGGAGTCCTCGCCGGTGACGGCGTCCACCATGCGCGACCAGGCCGCGAGCAGCGTCCAAAGGAAGATCGGCACGCGGTACGGGCTGACGTGCTCCTCTCCCTTGCGCGGAGGCTGCGTCCACTGCCGGAACATATCGCGGTACTTCGCGAACCGCCGCAACCGCTCCTGGTGGTCCGCGTTTGCGACGTTGATCTCTTGTTCGATGTGTCGCGCCAGGCGCTTCCGCTCGGTCTCCCCCATCGCCAGGCCGCGGTAGCTGAATCCGTCTTGCTCCTCGCGTGGCAGCTCGGGCTGCGCTTCGATGGGCATCGCCTCGCCGTTGGGCTCGATCTGCCGGGGGTCGATGGGGCTGGTGGTATCTTCGGGCTGCATCTCAGTCGTCGTCCTCTCCCACGCGCGTCCGGCGTGTGGCGCTGGTCCACTTCACTGGTCGCCATGGATGCCGCTCCTGTTTACCGAGGGTGAGCCGCGGCATGGTGTCGATGCCGACCACGCACAGAGCCAGCGCGATGACGCAATCGTCGTGCGCTCCCTCGGAGGCCTCGGCCCGGCCGTTGGGTAGCACCACGAACGTCTGCAGCTCGCCCACGGTGATGGGGTCGTACACCTGGAGAGCGCCCTCGAGCAAAGCCCGGTCCAGTCGCGAGAGCAGGTCAGGCCGCGAGGTCGAGGTTGTCTTCCAGCCGAGTTCCTGCAGCAACGGCGTACGCCGATCATCGGGATCGCGCTTGCGGTGATAGATGCGCGTGATCGGATACTGCAGGCGCATGACCTCACCCAGAAACGCCAGGCCGGGCCCGTTCGCCTCCGGCACCATCCACGCCCATCCAAACCACTGCCCGAGGTCGTACACCATCTGCGCGAACACGGCGGGCTCGAACCGGCCCCGGAGCACTGCTGCCTGCTCTCCGGTGTGTGCGTTGAGGACGTGCGCGACCGAGAAGTCAGAGTCGCGCGAGCCCTTGCCGGCGGATGCGTCGATCCCCTCCGCCACATCGATTCCGAGGACGTACGCCTCGCCCTCCACCGGCCGGCGGTAGACCTTGAGCGGTCCGCGCCCGTCGGCCTGGCTGAGGAATTGCAGCCGCTGCAGAGTGCCGACCTGGACTCGCTCAAGGTGTCCGGTGACCGCATCCTCGCGCCGCGGTAGACGCTGGATGGCCGGCAGGTAGAACCGCGGCGAACCGGAGGTGAGGAACGCCTCCTCGGGATTGCCGGGGAACTCCTGCGCGAACCCGCGCGGGTCTCCGCTGTAGTCGGTCGCGATCTTGACGCGCCGCCAGGCGAGCTGCTCGAGATGCAGGGAGTATCGCTGCTGGAGCGTCCACTCCTCATCGGTCATCGACGCCTGGAATTTGTCCGGATCCTGGACCGCGATGCGGTACTCGGGGTGCTCGTGCCAAGCGAAGAACACGGGAGCCCAGGCGTGCTCGTCCTTGCCTTGCCGGTCGTAGGCCTGCCGCCAGAGGTCGTAGTAGGGACCGCCCAAACCGTTGGCCGTGCTTTCGACAATGACCATGGTCTCGGGCTCGTACGGCACCGATGCCATGAGGCCGACCATGAGGGTGCGGGCGTCCCGCCAGAACGCGAACTCGGACAGATGCAGGTAGCGAACCGCATGAGAGCGTCCTCCGGTGGCGCGCTCGGCACTGCCGAAGTCCACCATCCCGCCGCCCTCGAACGAGATAAGTTCGTTGGTCCACTGCCCCTTGTCGAGGAGCGCGAGCTGGCCGAGCCCCTCGACCATCCGGTAGTGGGAGATCATCTGCTCCCAGTAGCCGTAGAGGTTGCGCGTATTGTCGCTGACATCGGCGTACACGCGTGCTTTCTGGCCGCGGAGAAACGCCACTCGGCGCCACAACTCCGCCGTGCAGCCAACCGAGAAGTGCGTCTGCCGTGCCTTGAGGACCACCACGCGGATCGGCTCGCCGCGTTGCTCCTGCCGCTGGATGGCCTGGTGGAGCTTGATCTGGCCAGGTGAGAGGATCAGCGGGACCTGGTTGCCGCCCTTATCGCGTATTGAGGTCGCCGCCACAAACGGGATGTGATCGGCCCAGACCTGGAACACGGCGCGCTGGCGGTCCATCGGGAGGGAGGCTACGCCTGCCATCCGATGTCCTGTACGTCGAGGCCGCGCTCCCTGAACAGAGCCCGCAGGCTCATCAGCGCCTCGCCTCGCAGCTTGTGGACCATGCAGCGGCCGACGCCGAGCCGCCCGCCAATCTCCTCCTGGCTGAGTCCGAGCAGGTAGTAGCCGGCCAGGACCGCTCGGTGCCGGGGAGAGAGCAGCATGAGCGCCCACTCGACCGCTCGCCGAATCCGAGCCTGGTGCGCCGCCTCATCCGGCCAGGCCTCCAGGTCCGGTTGATTGGCCGCGATCGCCTCGGCGTCTCCATGCGACATCACCCGCCGGCGGACGGTGTCGATGACGGCGCCGCGGATCCGAGGGTAGGCCCAGGTGCGGTAGGGACCGCGCCCTGGGTCGTAGACCCGCCAGGACTCCCAGGCGGCGATACGCGCGACCTGGATCGCCTCGTCCTCGTCCCACCCGTAGTCTCGCCAGAGGCCGTACCGGGTTGAGACCGACAAGGCGACGGAGCGCGCCCAGTCAATCTCACTTTCGGGGATGGCCGTTGCCGGGCTCGGGGAGGAGGGGAGGATGGCCATTTCCGTTCGCGTGACCGTTGCCGTTGCCATGAGGGGATTGTCCTGTCTGCTGGGGCGACATCTCAGGAGGTCCGGCGGTCGCCCGGCGCACGGAAATCAGCAGCTCCTCGAGCTTGTAACCGCCTGTCGGTACGGGAGATCCGTCTCCGCCAATGGCCACAGCCGGAGCCTGCGGCGGGGCGATCTCGCCATGAGTGACCACCCGCAGGACGTGATCGTGGAGCTTGAGCCGCTGCTCGTGGTTGAGCTTGTCCGCGGTCTCGAGGATCTTGACGCAGTCCTGATAGACCAGTTGAGAGGCCTTAACTATCAGATCTCGCAGGACATAGCGGATTTGAGGGAAGAGCTGCTGCGTGGTTGGATCGCTGAGTACGACGCTGACGGCCGCGTCGCTGACTCCGACCTCGTGCGCGATGACCGACTGGGGTTTGCCGGCCAGTTTCGCGGCGACGATCTTGCTTTTTGTGGCCTCCCCGATTTTGAAAGTGCCCTTTGCCGCCATGGTTTTACGAGTCCTAACGACCTCAACCGCCCGATTGAGTGAGCCAGCCAACCTCCGCCCGGGGTCCGTCCCGCCTCGCTCTCCCCCGAGAGGAGGCCCCGGGGTGGCTGGGCAAACCACCCCAGGTCGTATCGCGTGTGCGGGCGGTTAAGCTGTAACCGGTTGCAGTGACATCGATACGGGGACTCTGGCGGTGGAAGGTACACGGGAAACAAAACGCTGTCAAGATGATTTTCGAAAGGGCGGGCGCGGAAATGCGAACTATGCGCGGACAATTAGCGGAAATTCGAGAGAGAAAAAGTGTAAGAGAGTAGCAGAGAACGGGAAACCCCGCCTCTTACTCTCCTCACCCCCTACCCCCTCTCCTCTCTCTCTCCACCCCTTATCGCGCGGCGCTGCGAATCGTGACACGAGGAACGCACATAAGCCGACCGCTTTCGGTGAGAACGACTTCGAAATAGCCACGGGCCCAGCCGCGAATCCGGCGGACCGGTTGCCGGCCGCCGGGGAGGTCGGACCAGGTGCAGACGAACGAGCCAGGTAGAAAATCGCGATCTCGTCCGGCTGTAGGATGGCCCGCCTTGCCCTCCGTTAAGCTACACGTTTCGTCCGTTTGGGTGCGCCCTAGGGCACACTGCGTTTTGCGCCCATCGGCGCGTCCTGGGGCAACCTGGAGCGAAATCTCGGGAATCATGCCGCCGCTCCGCATCCGCATGGCCGGGACCAGTCGCCGTGGTGCAACTCCTGCGACGGGCCGAGCGTCGCCAGGATTCGCGCGGTCTCGGCGGCAAGAGCGTCGGCCGAGCGGGGCTTGGCGAGGTACTGGATCGCGGAGCGCCGGCCGTCGCGGCGCGTGATGACTGCGAACACGGCTTGCCGGCCGGAGCCGCCGCAGAGTTCGCAGCGCCCGTGCTGCCGGGTGGGTTGCCATGCGGGCTCCGTGGCTGAGGTCAGCAGCGCCCGGAGCTGAGCGGGAGTCGGACACTCGCTCTCGACCTGGAGCCACTGCGAGACCGCAGACTCGGCGTGGCGGTCGGTGGCGGAGGTCGCGGCCAGCGTGCGGACCAGTTCGAGCCAGGCCTCCTGCTTGCCCTTCGGGTTCGGGTAGCCGCGCAGGGCGGCGAAGCGGCGAACGTTGCGCTCGGCGGTCGGATTCGAGATCACACCGCCCTCCGGCGGGCCTGCTTGGCCCGTTCCGCCGCCTGGTTCTCGGCTTCGATCTTCGCCAACTCGGCGACCAGCCACGGGCTCTTGTCGCCACAGTCCTGCGCCGCAGCCCAGTCGGTTTCCCACTGCCGGGAGCGCAGCCAGCGCGGCAGCGAGAACACCACGCCGTCGGCCACGTCCGGCGAGCGCAGGTACGCCGCGGCCCGGTCGGCGATCAGCGCAAGCCGCTCGGCCGTGGGGTGGGGACCGAGGGCGTCGGACAGCGCCCGCTCCTGCTCGAGCGGCGGACCGGCCCGGTGCTTGGGCCAGATGCGGCGCAGTTCGGCGAGCGTGGGCTCGGGGTCGGGAGGCTCGGGGGTGAGGGGCGCCGGGAGTGGGATCGCGGCGAGCGCCGTCAGGCCTCCGGCGCCGGGCGCGGGTTTCGGCGGTTTGGGCGGGGGAGGCGTGTGCGAGCGACCGCCGGGCTCCGCCACAGACTCCGGGAGTATGCACTCACACTTCTGGGAATCAGGGATCAGGAATCCGGGATCAGGAATCAGAGAATCAGGAATCAGAGAATCAGCAGGATTACTCTGGTGCTTGTATGGTGCTCGTACCGTACTCGCACCAGAGTCGCACTGTGCTTGTACCGTACTCGCACCAGAGTCGCACTGTGCTTGTACCGTACTCGCACCAGAGTGCTCGGTATGTGTAAGGCAATTCTTTACATACTGTTGCAGGTGGTAAGAATTTTCGTTGTCGTCTTGATCTTGTTTGCCTAGGTTGTGCTCGACACGTTCACTAATCTGCACCACTGCATCATCAATGGAGGTTTTTTCAGTCGAGTTTTTGTCTCGTCTCGGCGGTGGTGGAATCGTGCTCTTTTTCTCGTTGACGTGGGGGTTCTGGTGCTCAGTGAAATTGACCACCAAAACGTAGTTCTCGCCATCGACTGAGTACCGGAGAATGAAGCCATGATCGGCCAGCATCCCAAGCAACTCTCCAACCCTCGAAGCCGAGATATCGTCGAAGGGAAATATCTCGGCTTTGATGCGCTTCGGTCTTTCCTCCAGCCGCCCGGCCCTGTCTGCCATACACCACAAGCCAGCGAACAGTAGCCTCGCTTCAAACGGAAGCTCCCCTAAATCTTCGTCCTTAAAGAACGACGGCTTGATGTTGCGTGCCCTCATCAGACATCCCCCCGCTCGACCATATTCCGCATCACCGCGCTAACGTAGCGGACGGCTCTTTCCGCCCCATTCGCCGAACGGCAAGTGAGTTTGCCCTGCATGACCGCCGGGGTTAAGGCTTGGATCGCGCGCTCAGCCAAGTTGGGCCCGTAAGTGTTGATCCAGTACTCAAACTCCCTATCCGTGGGACTGTATTCGACCAGATCGTCGAAAGCCGCAACCCATTTCCGCCGAAGAGCTTCAATCGCCCTTCTCATCGCGTCGTTGCGCCTATCGACCGACTCTAGGTAGCGCTCCACTTCCAGCCTGGACTGTTCGGACTTGAGGTACTCGAAATCGGCGTCGGCGGCATTCTCCGCAAGTCGCTGGATGGGCTTTCCTCCCTTGCCTCGATTGCAGTCCATGCACGAAGTAAGCAAGTTGAGTGGATCGTTACCACCTCCTTGCGAGCGAGGATGGACGTGATCGACCTCCAGGACTACTTCCGGGGGCCGTCGGCCACAGTACTGGCAGGTGAACCCGTCGCGAGCGAAAATCTCGAATCGAGTGGATTTCCTCAATAAAGCCATGTCTATAATGCCTCCTGAAACAATCGCGGCTGGATTGCGCGCCCGTACTGCCGCTCGTACCAGGCGATGAACTCGTCAATGTCGTCCACGACCACGACCGCCGCGCCGCGCTTGCGCTCGGCGTCGATCCAGGCGCGCTGATGCGAGGCTGGGGACCGGCCGGGGGCCTTGAACTCGACCCAGAGAATCCAGCGGTTGCCGTAGTGCAGGAATAGGAAGTCCGGCATCCCCGACTTGCCGAACGGTCCGGCGTTGATGCGCACCGGGCGCCAGCCGTGGAGTTCCATGAACTCCTTGACCGTGCGGGTGATGTCGCGCTCGGCGAGCTTGGCGGGAGAGGCGGGCTTCATCGTTGCACCACCTCCAGAACCGCGGCGCTCCCACCGCTGCGCGTCTCACGCCGGTCGCCCGTGCGGCGTACCAGTCCCGCCTTGCCGAGTTCGGTGAGGCGAGGGGCCACGCTGTTGAGCGGTAGCCCCATGTAGTCCGCGAGCCCGTCCGCTGTGGCTGGGCCGACCTGGCGGAGTAGATCGTAGACCCGCCCGCGCATCCGGGCCGCGTCCACCAGCTCGTGGCCCTCGGCGCTGATCGCCCGGCCGGCGGATGTGTAGTCGAGGGAGAGTTGGGTCATACGGTCTCCACCTTGTAGATCCGCGCGAGTTGGCGCTCCTGCTTTTCGGGCGACCAGAACGCGGACGGGTGCAGCGCGAAGGGCTGCTTCTGCAGCCACGCGAGATACGCCCGCTGTCCGCACTCCAGACAGAGGTCTTGGTTCTCCACGCGGCAAAACACCAGATCGGATACCTCGTGGCAGTGAGTGCAGATCATCGGTGCAACCTTCTCGAGAGCTTTAAGGCAGCTTTCAGTGGGCTATCGGCCGTCGCGTATCGCTCGTAGCCCATGAGCATGGTGACCGACCACCGATACAGTCCGCGCCTCGGATAGTGCAGCTTGAACGTTGCCCCGTCTAGCAATAACTCCAGCAACAAGTCCCGCTGCTCGCGTAGATCCTCCGGTGTGATGGCGCACTCGTGATCGTCGTTCGCCGGGATCTCGGCCCCGCAGGTCGGGCAGAGTTGCGGTTCGTCGGTGCAATTCAGGTGCATCATTACCGGCACCTCCATGAAGCGAACAGCAGCGCCCCCAAGAGGGCGACGCAGACCCAGACCAGGATCCAGATCCACAACGCCAGATACCGGGACCACTTACGCTCCCGGTCCAGGTACAACTCGAGGACCTGGGCCCGTTGCTCGACGGCCGCCGTACCGGCCCGGACTCCACGCGCGTACTCGTCGCTCGTCACGCTTCCCTCCAGATGCACGCCGGGACGTGCTCTTTGCCGCGCAACTCCTCGCGGCTCCGGCGATACTGCACGAGCGCGGTATCGGAGGCCTGAGCCGCCGCGCTGAGGCGCACGGCGACCCAGAACAGGCACAGGACGAACCGCTCCGCGAGTGAGCGGCGGCGGTGCAACCAGGAGAGCCACACCGCCAGGACTCCGGCGAGACAGAGGAGGGCAGTCATGCGTCTACCTCGATCTCGCGTTCTTGGTAGCGAAGGATTCGGTGGGTATACTCGCTGTCGTCTGCGCCGTACCACCTGTAGAACCCGCCTGCGTCGCAGTACCACTCACCTGCCTTCGCCCTCCGCATCTCGCCCGTTTCTGTCAGAACGTATTGCTTTCGCGTTGTTTTCTTGCGGCGGACGATGATGCGGGGAGAGCCGGCCAGTGCGCCATTGCGAACCCCATCTCCAATGGAGCAGAGGTAGAGGTCTGACGCAGTCGGGATTCGAAACTCGATAGCCTCGAACCCCTCTGGAATCGACGGCGAATCTATGCCGTACACGTCTTGCACGGTGACGACGTACGTGTTGTTTAGCTTCGGTTCGATGGAGTTCATGCCGCCCTCCTCGCCCGGCGGATCTGCTTGGCTCGAATAGCTCTCATGCCATCACCTCCATCGCGGCCTTGACCCGCCGGAGGTCCGCGCCGCGGAGGTTCGCGCCGCGGAGGTTCGCGCCGCTGAGGTTCGCGTCGCGGAGGTCCGCGCCGCCGAGGTTCGCGCCGCGGAGGATCGCGCCGATGAGGTCCGCGCCGCGGAGGTTCGCGTCGCGGAGGTCCGCGCCGCCGAGGTTCGCGCCGCGGAGGTTCGCGTCGCGGAGGTCCGCGCCGCCGAGGTTCGCGTCGCGGAGGATCGCGCCGCGGAGGTTCGCGCCGCCGAGGATCGCGCCGCGGAGGTCCGCGCCGCCGAGGTTCGCGCCGCCGAGGATCGCGCCGCGGAGGTCCGCGCCGATGAGGTCCGCGCCGCGGAGGTTCGCGTCGCGGAGGTTCGCGCCGCCGAGGTTCGCGCCGCCGAGGATCGCGCCGCGGAGGTTCGCGCCGCGGAGGTTCGCGCCGCTGAGGTCCGCGCAGCTGAGGTTCGTTTTTACGCGAGCCGCCTCAACTACGGCCTGTGCAAGGTTGGCTGCCGTCTCGCTGTGGTATACGACAGCACGAGTCCAACGGTTGAGAATGTCGTAGCTCACTGCAGCGCCTCCGTATCGACGTGATGCGGCACGCCGGCCGCGATCTCGTCAGGAGTGCGCCACTCGGGGGCATCGGCCGCACTCGGGATCGGCTTCGCGGACTGCTGCCGGGCCCGGCGCGCCTTGCGCATCTCCGCCGTGTTGCCGTGCGCCACGGCGGCCGGCGCGAGACTGCCGAGGTTGGCGGACTCGATCTCCGGTTCCAGCGGCGCCACCTGCTCGGGAGCCACGTCCGGCAGGTTCTCGGTTGCCGCGGCGGTCTCCTTCTTTTCGTCCTCGCCGAACAGTTTGCCCTGCTTGACGTAGGAGACCTTGAGTTGTCCATCTCCGTTGCCAATGACGCGGAGGTAGTTCTCGAGGATCGCGGCCACGCCCGGCTGGACCGAGCGCGCGATGAACCGCAACTCCGTGCCGGCGTACTCGCCCTCGTCGTCCTTGAGCGAGTGGACCGCGAAGTCATTGACCTCGGTGCATTCGACCTGGATCTCGTGCTGCCGCAGTTCCTTCGCGTTGGGCAGCAGGATGAGATTCTGCGCCGTCAGCGCGCCGTTGAGTCTTGCGCTCGACACGCACTCGGGCATGTCGCCCCAGTCCATCGCCTCGCGCACCGGAGGCGAGTAGTCCGCGGCCAGGTGGAGGCGGGTGAAGACCCCGCCCTCCTTCTCGCGCCGGACATCGACGTAGCGGATACGGGCTCCGCGGAAAATGATGGTGTCAGCCATTGGCTTGGGTCTCCTCTCCACTCGGTTTCGCCGTCCCCTGCAGCTCGTTGACAATGCCCTCGTAGTCCGCCCGCTTGATCTCGTTGGTGTGCTCGTAGCCGCGCTCCCGCAGGAACGCCTTCAGTTCGTCCTGGGGCCATCCGTGCTCGCGAGCGATCGCCCACAGGCGCTTCTGCTGAGGCTGAGTGATCGTGCTGGTATCGGTGGATGCGGGCGGCGCTGTGGTCTCATCGGTGGGGGCCTTGAACGCTTCGGCTCCCGTCGCGTCGTGGCCCTTGTTCTCCGCCGTTCCGGGTTTCAGGTCGGCCAGGCTGACCTTCGCGGTTTCCTTTGCCGGCGGGGCGAACGCCTCATCGACGGTGGTATCCCCCTCCTTGATGGCCGTGAAGAGACCGATGAACAGCTCCAAGTCCTCAAGGCCGATGTTCTCGACGTTCGATTTGTCGCACTTGGCGAGGATCATCTCTTGCGTCACGCCCATCTGGGCGAACCGCGAGAGCATCATTGCCCGCCGCTGCGTGAGTGTGGACGCATCGCCCACGGCTACCTTCTTCGCCGCCTCGTAGACTGGCTTAATCAGTGCGCCGGGGACCACCTTGAACACTGCGTTGCGAAACGCGATCGAGTTTGCCGCGTTGCCCGTCGTCATCTGCATGTCGTCGCCGTAGGTCTTGCCGGACTTGTTGGTGATCCGGCGCTTGACCTCGACGGACACGCAGGTGTTCGCCTCTAGGTCGTGACACACGCCCTGCGCTCGGATAAACTTTCCGTCGTTATCGACTTCGCGGGCTGCAGCGCGGAGGTTTCCGTAGCACGCCACCGCGATCTCAGCAAGCCGGACGGACGGGCCCTGGATCATCTTCCCTTCGCGCGGAAGGGTGTAGAAGCAACTCGCCGCCGTCTCCTCGTCGAGCGTGGCGAAGTCCAGCATCTTGCGCTTCACCCGCGCCAAGTCACGCGGGTACTTCTTCGCGGTCGAGATTTGCTGGTCGATCTGCGCTCGCTCGATCAGCTCCATCGGTTTCAGTTCCACCGCCGTCTCAACGGTCTCGTGGTCTATCACGGTGCTTGCCATGGCTTATTCCTTCTCCTTCCCGTTGGCGGTCGCGGAGACGGCCACGGTTTTCGGTCGCATCGCATACTTGCAGCTACGGAAGTAGCCGCAGAACCTTGCCGTGCATCGCCAGTCGTCAGTCCTGGCCGGCACAAACACGCCGCTCTCCAGCGACTTCGCCGCAATCGCGAGCCGCTCCAGGAACGGGTCGAAGTCCGCAACCTCGCGAGTCGTCGAAACGACCTGCAGTTTCGGGGTCTTGAGTTTCACGAGGTAATCGAGCGTCAGTTCCTTCGGGATCTGCCGATCGAGCACATGAGCGGCGAGCGCGTAGGTCGTCAACTGGAGGCTCTTGTCGGCCTCGTCCACGCTCGGGCTTTTCTTTGAGGTCTTGGTGTCGCGGATCCGTTCCGAGCCCTCTTGAATGTCGATGGTCCCGGCCAGGTCCACCGGGAAGCCGTCAATTTCAACCGTCCACGCCCGCTGTACTGCGGTCGCGTTGATCGTCGGCGCGAGGTCGCGATGATGCAGCGCGGCCAGGTTGACCGCTACGTCGATCGCTTCGCCCTTGGCCTCGCCCGGGATCTCGTCGTCATCAAGAGAGACACCATCGGTTTCCCACTTCGCCTGCAAAGCGTCCCGCGCGATGTCCTTGATCTGCTCGTCCGGCAGCAGCGCGCCGGTCTTGATCTTGGATTCGAGATCGTCCGTCACAGCCCGGTCCACGGCGGACCCGACGTGGAGAGCGACCGAGGGCGCGATGATCTCACCTTCGATGTAACGGCGGCGGTACTGCTCTCCGCAGCCCTGCAGCATGTTCAAGCCGGAGACGTGGAGTTGGGGCTTGCTCATCGCCTCGCCTCCCGCGCCGCCGCGCTCAGTTTGGCCTGGTCGCGCATCTTCGCGGCCAGGTTCTTGGCGAGCCGGATGCGCGCCTGCAGGTACTGCCACCCGCCCGTCTCGGACGTGTGGTGGATCACCATGTTCATCGCGTCGCCGTCGGTCATCTCCGGGATGGAGTCGCGGCCCGCGAGTTCGGCGCATTCCGCGCGCACGTCGTACACGAGGTCTTCGGCGCGCTCCATGAGTTCGACGGCCCGCGCGAACGCATCGGCCGCTTTGCGGTCGAGGTCCGCCCCGTCGGGATGTGGTTGGGGTTTGGGGGTGGGGTGGTTTGCCGTCGCGGGGAAGATGTTGCCCAGGATGCCCGCGAACAGCGGATCTACGGTGATGTGCGCCATGAGTTCGGCCTCTCGTTCTGCGTACCCAATCGTTCCCGATGGGTCCGTTTCGTACCCTTCCGTACCCGTTTGGGCTTGGAATAAGTACTGTGTTTTCAGTTCGAGAGGCCGGAGTTATCGGCCTTGGTTACATTGACACGGTAGAGGTCGCAGATTCGAGTTCTGCCGAGCCCACCACTTCCCATTTCACGACAGCAGATCAGTGCATCTGTATCGCATACTGGGACCACCATGTTGACGCGCAGAATGACCTTGATGG